GATCGACGTTCCGGGCGACACCAGCATCCATACCTACAAGCTGCAAATGGCGATGCAGTCCGGTTACACCGGCCACATCAATCGCAGTCCCAACGACAGCAACGGCACCGGCATTTATCAGGCGCGTGCCGCATCGAGCATTACAGTAACGGAGATACAGTGATGGCCCAGATTATCCTAGATTTGGCTGATCGGATTAAAGCCATCAACCCGGATGCGGAGTTCGTCGTCAACGGCGATGACTACGACAAGCTGGTAATGCTGAACGGACACCAAAAACCGGCGTTATCGGAAATCGAAGCGGTTGATGTTCAGAAGGCAATTTACTATCGCCTTCGCGCCGTCGAATACCCCGCAATCGGTGACCAGCTAGACGCCTTGTTCCACGCTGGCGTTTTCCCGGCAGACATGGCTGCTAAAATTCAGGCCGTCAAAGACAAGTATCCGAAGGGCTAACGATCATGGCAATCACTCTTAACGGAACCACCGGCATCGACGCTGGCGCATCGCTGGAAGCCGACGCCATCACCCTCGCGGGTGCCACTGTGGCGACGCAGGCTTATGCGGATGCTGTTACCCCAGCGGCCCTTTCAACCGCAACTGGCTCCGCTCCGTCTTATTCTGCAAGGGCTTGGGTGAACTTCAACGGTACTGGCACTGTGGCGATTCGTGCGTCTGGTAATGTGAGTTCGATTACGGACAATGGTACGGGCGACTACACGGTCAATTTTACGACTGCGATGTCTGATGCGAATTATGCTGTCATAACCGGAGCCTCCACCAATTCAAACCCCGGCACAGGAGCTGGTTTTAATATGACTACCAAAGGCTCTGCAACGCAAACTACAACATCCACGCGCCAATTAGCTGGTGTTCAAAACGGTGCCTACGATGTGTATTACTGTTTTGTCGCCATTATGTTCTAAGGAGCCATCATGAACCAACGTATTATTTACCCCACAGACGACAACGGCGTTGCGGTCATCATCCCCGCCCTTGAGTGCGGCCTGACGATTGAAGATATCGCCGCCAAGGATGTGCCGCAGGGCAAACCATATAAGATCGTAGATGTCGCTGATGTCCCGTCTGACCGGACATTCCGCAACGCTTGGGAGTATCAGCCGTGATCACAGTTAATCTCGACAAGGCCAAGGCCATTGCCCACGACAAGCGCCGCGCAAAGCGGGCGGAGGAGTTTGCCCCGCTCGACATCAAGGCGACAATCCCCGGTGAAGCTGCCATTGCCGAAGCCGCTCGTCAGGTTATCCGAGACAAATACGCCGCCTTGCAGAGCGACATTGAAGCTGTGTCCGGAGTAGTGGAACTGAAAGACATTGTAACCGGGGCAGGACTCTAAAAATGCACGACCACGCCAAGACCACCATCGACGCCTCCGCTGTAGCCGTGGCTGGATTGTCGTGGGCGCAGCTTCTGCCGAACCTTGCGGCTATCTTCTCTATCATCTGGCTTGGCATCCGAATATACGAGACGGCCACGGTCCAGCGAATGCTCAATAAGAAGTGAGGCGGATATGCTGCCGATAGTCAGCGCCCTGCTGCCCATTGTCGGCGGCGTCATCGACAAGCTGGTGCCGGACACCGTCGGCCGCGAGAAGGCGAAGGCCGAGCTGGAGAAGACGCTGGCCGAAGCGGCGATGGCTGGCCAGCTCGGGCAGCTAGAGATCAACAAGGTGGAGGCGGCGTCGAGGTCGCTGTTCGTCGCCGGTTGGCGGCCCTGCTGCGGCTGGGTCTGCGCGCTCTCTTTCGGCATGTTCTACCTTGGGTTCCCGCTGGCGCAGTGGATAGGCAAGTTGACCGGTCACGACATACCGATCCCCGATCTCGACATGGACAGCCTGCTCTATGTGCTGGGCGCAATGCTTGGTATCGGAGGGCTGCGGACCTACGAGAAGCAGAGGGGGCTGACAAAATAATGGCCGCGAAATCGAAAGGCATTGGCTCGGTTGCGTGGAAACCGATGCCGGTAAAAAAACGCACCTCTATCGGCTGCAGCACCCGGTCGCGGCCGACCAACAAACAGAAGCGCGCCTCGCACAAAAGGTATCGCGGGCAGGGCAGATGACCTTCGAGGACCGCTTACGCCGCGATCTGGAAGCAGACGAGGGTGTTGTGCTCGGCGTGTACATCGACAGCTTGGGCCACAAGACTTGCGGCATAGGGCACCTGTGCCGGCCCGGCGAACCGGAGTACGACATGGGCGTGGGTTCGGAGATCACCGCCGAGCGCGTCGACGAGCTGTACGAGCAGGACGCAGCGGCCGCGCTAAACGATTGCCGGTGGTTGTTTGCCGACTGGGATATCCTGCCGGAGGAAGCCCGGCTAGTGCTGGCGAACATGATGTTCAACATAGGCCTCCCGCGCCTGTCAAAGTTTGTGCTGATGCGGCAGGCCGTGGAAGACCGTGATTGGCAAAGGGCGGGGGACGAGATGGAAAACAGCAGGTGGCGCAAGCAAGTGCCAAACCGCAGCTCCCGCCTGATCAGCAGGATGCGGTCCCTTGGCTAGCCCCGGCATAGGCTTAGAGGCAGCGCGGCAGTTCATCGAAACTGTCGAGGACTGCCTCAGGGAAGGCTACACACCGCCGGGTATGGTACGGCGGGGAAAGAGCGGCGCGCTGAGCGAGGCGTGCTTACGCCTCAACATACCGTCCGGGTCTGCCAATTCCAGAAGGCAGTCCGCTGAGCGCGCCGCCGGCAGGCAGATAGATTGGTCGCTGTTTAACCCGAAGGCTGACGCCCTGTCGAATGCCCCTCTGGTGCAGCTCCCGACGTTCCCGGACGACGACATCAGCGCAGAGGAGATCCTGAACCACCTCTCGAAAAGGTTCGAGAAGAAGCTGGAGAACGAGAACGCCAAGCACTGGTTCACGGTTCAGGTCAACAGCACGTTGCCGGTGGGGTTCGCCGTTGTCGGTGATCCGCACCTCGGCACCCACTGCAACATCCCGCTGCTCAGGTCTCACATCGATATCATGTCCAAGACCGAGGGCATGATGGTGGTGAATATAGGGGACACCGCCGACAACTGGGGCCGGCTGGTTCACCTGTACGCCGAGGACGATATCAGCAGGCCGACCGAGCGGAAGCTGGCGCGGTGGTTCCTGAAGGACGCAGGCATCCCGTGGATAGTGTGGCTGCACGGCAACCACGACACCATGCATAGCGAGTTCTCCACGTTCCTCAAATCAGAGAACGTGGCGCAGATACCGATGATCGACTGGCGCGCCAAGTTCAAGCTGAGGTTCCCCAACGGCGGTGAGGTAAAGGTAGACGCCGCCCATAACCACAAGGGCAGCTCGATCTACAATCGCCTGCAGGGGCAGAAGCGCGCAGCCCTGTGGGACGAGGACGCCGACATCTACGTCGCCGGCCACCACCACACATGGGCGCTGAGCCACGAGGAGCTGGACGACGGCCGCGTCGTCTGGATGGGGAGGGCGCGTGGCTACAAGTGGATCGACGAGTTCGCTACCCGGCACAACTTTCACCGCGACGAGCACGGTGCCACCATCCTGTTCGTGATCGACCCCGGGGAGGAGAACGCCGTCAGGAGGATCAGCGCGTTCGCCGATCTCGAGGAGGGCGCGGACTTCCTGACGTGGAAAAGAAAAAGGGCAGCCCGCTAAGGGCTGCCCAGTTGCCGGTTCGGAGAGGAGGCTCCGCGCACCCGGTCGCGCTAAACCAGCTTCGTTATACACTCAGGACCGAAGCCGCTGTCAATGCTCTCCGGCCGGGTCAGGGCGCGACCGCAGCGGCCGCACTTACCTTCGTGCCGGATCTCCAGCGCCTCGGGGATCTTGCCCTCGAAGAGCTGGTTGAGGGTCCAGTCCATTGCGCGGAACGACGGCGCTTCCGGGTGGCCCTTCTTGCCGCCGACAAGGCGGAACGAATTGTCCGGGCGGATGAAGCCGAGGAACATCCAGTCGCCGTTCCAATCGTTGTTGGGGCCGGCAAGAACCTTGACGAACAGGATGCTGCGGTCGGTCTCGCCGGTCTCGCGGTTCTTGGGGGCGTCCACCTTGAAGGTGAACGACTTGCCGCTGACCTTGCTGGTCAGCGTGAAGCGGGCCTTGCCGGCGAGGATGAAGTCGATGGCGGTGTTGGCTTCGGTGAACATCTGAAGGGCTCCTTGGTTGGTTGGTGCCCCCAGTATATGGGGGATTGTCAGTCAATGACAACCCCCCATCTGAATTATTTTTGCAGGGTCTCCGCAAACGCCCTCAGCTCCTCGACCTTGTCGGCCGGAACCCAGACCGGAACCCGCTTAAAGCCAGCCTCGATCTTGCGCTTCTCGTATTCCTTCTGCCTCTCGGCTGCCGATTTAGCCATCGTGCTTTCTCCTGTCTTCCTCGTCTAGCGCCATGACAATCGTGCGCGCATAGCCGGCGATATCTATGGCGCTGTCGAGATGGCCCGGCGTAGCGATCAGCCGCGCCATCTTGATTGCTATCAACGTGAGGGCGCAGCGCACCGCAGGGTGCGGGCACTCAGCCACCACGTCCATGATGGCCTGCCCCCTCGAAAAGTTATCGAGGGGGTGGCCGTAGTTTACCTCGCGCCGCTGCGTTACGTCGGCGCAAGCCGCGTCGAACTCGTCGGTGCGGGTCATCGAAACAGACCAAGCTGCTCGGGGTTGGCCTTCAGCCACGCCTCTCGGCTCAACAGGCCTCCCTGCCCGGGGGTAGCGCAGCGAACGGCGACGTCGATCCGGCTTTCCGCGCTGTTTCTTGGCCAGCTCTCGGCCATGATTTCGTAGATAGTGCGGTTGATAGCTTTGAGGCTGGCCTCGATATCGATGCCGCCGCTCTTTTGGTGGACAAGGCAGCTTTCGCTGTGGCTGAGGCGGTGTTTGTGTCGAACAGCCGCCGGCTTTCTCACCGTCAATTTCGCCATGGCCATTTCTACATACAACTTGCGGAGCTGTCGCTCCATGAGGTCAACCCGCTCCGCCAATTCCTGCAGGTCTCGTTTAATCTGTGCGTTGAACATGTTGGTCTCCTCTAACCTAGCCTGCCCCAGTGATCACCAACGCCTCCCTCAACCAGTCTGTCCGTCGGGGCTCCGGGGAACAGGTCGAGGTAACCGGCGGTCATATCCTCCTGCATAAGCCGGAGGCATTCCTGCGCGTCTGAGGCCGCAGCCTCGTCGATCAACGCGTCGTGGATCGTGGAAAGTATCAGTGTCTGCCGCTGCTGTCTAGCCTGACGCTGCGTGTCCAGCGTCTGCTTGTGGCGGGAGATGGCGCGGGCCATGACCGACAGGGCGGCGCGCTGCA